TGATTTTATAATTTGACCTGCAACTTCATATGCTCTTGGACTCGCAGTTTCACCAGCAACTTCCAATACACCATTTAATGATTCCTGACCTTTTTCGATTAATGAATATAGATTCGCACGAGTGTAATCGTAATCTTTTTTAATATCATCAGATTCAATTTTTTTTACTTTCTTAGGTGTACTGACTGGTTTAACATCAATCGCACTACTTGTATTTAAAGCATCATCAATAGATTCATAGTTAGTCATGGTATTCATTAAATATCTTTTTGTTGTGTTGGACTAAATGTTCTAGAATCATCAAATACTTCAAGAACTCCATTAAATCCAAAATCATCATCTGGTTCGACAAGTAAATCGTCAGCCGTAGTTATTACATCAATTGATGTATTTCCAAGGTGTGTTGCAGCAATACTTTGATAACCACGATTTACCGTAATTGTATCTGCATCGACAATTTCTTTTATCTTCATGATTTCTTTATCTATAATAATTCTCATACCAGCAGATAAAGCAGTAGTATTAGAAACATTAAATCGAGTTTTAGTTTTACTTAAATCATCTTTTAATACTGCTGTATTATCGTTATTATAATCTTTCATTGCTTGTGGAGTAGCAGAGTATCTTAACTCTCTTCTTGCATTCTCAGTATCAACAGAAGCATGATAATCAACTTGAACTTTCTTAATAAGACCCTCACTAGAATCAGATACTGGACCAAACAGATAAGTTTTAGCAGTAAAGTTTAATGTGTATATAAGTGCTCTTCTTGTTGCAAAATCTCCTTCATAATCATCTTGAAATGATATATTATCCAATACGATGGGAATATCTCTTTTCTCTCCAATTACTTTTACAAGATCTACAGTAACATTGAATGATGGTTGAAAATATGGTAATATTTGTTCTACGATTTGTAATGCATCATCATTTAATTTAACGAGGATATTTAATTCAAATCCAATATTATATGGAACTGGCATAAACACCTTTCTAAGTTTACTTCCATCAGTTGCTTTAAATGTTTGTGTTATTCCAGCTTTTCTTGTTGCATCATATGCAATATTTGTAGTTTCAAATGACATTCTTGGAAGTGTAATTTGAACTGCTCTATTAAGATCTGCTTGTTGTTCTAGTCTTGCTAGGAACTTTTGCATTGGTCCATAAGCAAGAGGAACTCTCATATCACTTGTTTCTTTTCCAGTACCATCTTTATGACGTATATGAATATCATTAAAAATTGTACCAAAAGAGATTATGGTTTTTCTGAGTATTTCGTGGTAGTAATAATTTCCTAACATTAGAATGTACCGAATGGATTGCCTTCTGAGAAATCAAGTATATCATCTGCTTCAGATTCGATGATTTCATTTGATTCAAAAGTTGTATTTTGATTATCTTCATCGAAGAAATCAAGTGAGTAGTTTGAATATGCTGTTGTACCGAATGTAATAACAGCTGCACAATTAACATTATTAACACATGGAGGATCTATAGTTACATATCCTCCAAATATTCCTGTGACTGTGCTTCCACTTCCACAAACTGGAATGGTATTACCTGCACCAGAGAAAGATTCCTTCACAGCAAAACCAATTTCTATTCCAGCAGTGCTAATACCCGATATTCTATTTGTGCTAGTACCAACATTAGTTACAACTTGAGTTACAACATTAAAGTAGAATGATTCTGTTGCTTGTATTATTTCACCAGGTATGAATGCTCCTTGTGTAGTTCCAATACCAACATTTGTAATTTCAAGAATATTAGTATCAGTATCCCATGTTTTGACTCTTGCTTCAATTTGAGAAGAAAGTCCTCTAACAACTTCTCCAACATCAAAATTACCAACACCAGATAGTTCTGGATTTGCAGTTGGTACAATAGATGGTTTTGATATCGTTACTGATGGTTGTTGTGTATATCCAATACCCGCATTTCTTAATCTTATGTCAGATATTGTTCCATCTGCAAGAAGATTTGCCTCTGCGACTGCTGGAACTGTATTAAGACCCACAATAGTTACAGTTGGAGTTGCTGCATAACCAGCACCATTATTTGACATTGTAAAGTCAACAATACCAAAGTTAGTCTGTTCAACAGCAGCAGTTGCAGCAGCACCTACACCACCTCCACCTATGATTTGAACCATTGGTGCTTGTGTATATCCAATACCTGCATGTGTTAGTTCAATTCTATCAATAGAGAATACACCACCTTTTGACGTAGTTATGGCAACAGCAGTTGCATCTACATTACCAGCAGCAAATGGAGCAGTTGAAATAGCAACAGTTGGTGCACTTGTATATCCATTTCCATCTTCATTTAGAACAATCTCACGAATATAACCACGATTTGATACATTTATTTGAGCATTTGCAGTCGCAGTTGTTCCAGCTCCGATTAATTGTAACTTAGTAATGTAACCAACATCTTCAAGTTGAGAATCAACAACGTCAATACCAGTATCAAGAATTTCATCTTCATATTCAAAGAGTTCACATTTAAGTTGATAAACATAATTTTTACCTAACTGATAGAAAGGTTGTTCATGCTCTACAAATTTTACCTCAAATAATCTCTGTCCTAATGGAAAAAATATTATATCCCCTTCTCTTGGTCTTGATGATACCGTATAATCATCATCAGATGCTAAAAATGGTGAAATAAAATCTTCAAATCTTTCTTTTGATATTGTGATTGTAAGTTCATCTCTGAGACTTACTCCAAATTTAGTCATAATATCACCCTGACCACCATAACCATCATATGTGTTTACATATGCTTCCAATAAAAAATTGTCATCAAAAGTTGATGATTGAACCTCTCTAATAATAGATTGTTGTCTTACAAATTTTCTAGGAATATATCTAACTTCAATACCATAGATTTTTAAATGTTCATTTATTAAATCTTGAACGAGTCTTTGTTCTCCTTGAGATCCTTGTAAAAAATGGGGATTTATTGCCATCAATCATTACCCAATAAAATCAAGAGGAGGTAACTCAAACTCAAGTGTCATTCTTTGTCTAATTGCATCTATTTCTCTAATTGCATCATCATAAATTTCTCTGCCATTTAGTTCAATACCACCTGGTAATTTTGTACCTCTAAATTTTATTAAATTCTGTCCCCATTGTTTTTTAATTAATGCTGTTGCGTATAATTTAACGAACATATCATTATAAACCTGTTTGAATATATCTGGGTTTAGTGCACGATAACAATCTATGATTAAAAAATCACCAACTCTTTGTGATCCCCAATCAATATCTAAATATAAACGATCTTGTCTCTTATTAAATCTTATTTGTTTTTCAGGGGATAGAAGAAAATCAATATCCTCTAAACGAGTTTTTGTCATACTATATTGAAGTAATTCAACAGAGTTGAAATAATATAAGTCATTTAAAAATAATTGATATTTGATACTAAACATACTTCCCGATATGCTACTACTATCAAACTTAAATATTTTTTCAATTCCCATTACAGAATCTGGAACTTGTATATAATTTGAATTTTCATAAAAATCGTAAGTTCTGGTTCCGTAGGTAGCAATCCCAGTATTTACCATTGATGTAGTAACACCTGTTGTATGAATTCCAATACCTGATGTACCACCTATACCAGTTGTTGTGCCAGCAACATCAACACCAAGACCTCTATCTATATCATCTTGTGTAATTTTATATTTGAGAAACATTTTCTCAACACCATCAAAGATGCGTTCATGAAACATTTGAATTGCATCATCAATCAAATCATCAATCTGATCATCATCTACGTTGACCTCAAGTACAGGAGCACCTAACTGCCTTAAACAGTAATCTATTAATTCTTGTCTAGTGCTTGCTTTCGCCATCTTCTTCTTCGATATCTGCTAATAGAGTTTCGTATTTTTCTTGCAGTTCCATTTTTTCTGCGAGTAATTCTTTCTGAGCATCAAGATTATCTTGTACAATTGTTTGTAATTTTGCTTCAAGAAGAATATTTTGGTTAGTTAATGTAGAAATTTTTTGGTTATAAATTTTAATCAAAGCATTCACATCAACATCATTAGAAATTGTCATAGTTTAGAACGAGCCTCCATCAATCGTCGTTGTCCATTTTGGTATGCCAGAAGCATCAGTGGTAAGAACAAAGTTAGAAGTAGTTATACCAGCAGCGGTACCAGCAGCACCAACTTGTTTACCTGTTGTATCGAAATAAACGATACCATTTCCAGTAGTGTCATAATCACCATTCTGGAAATATATTCCTTTAATATCTAGGAAACCTTTTGTACCACTTACAAGATTATTTACCATCGTGGCTTCAGGAATATATGTAAATGATCTTTCTGGAGCATTACTTGCATCTCCACCTAGATCATGATATCCAAAGAAACCTTGTTTTTGATTTCCAGAACCTGAACTTGTATTATAACTAAATGCTACACCACGATCAGTATTAGTGTCAACATTAGAAGTTACTGTTAATTGAGTTGTAGTCGCAATACCACCAACTGCAACAGATCCATTAATTGTAATTAACTTTTCACCCAAATCATAAGTTGCAATTGTTGTACCAGAACCTATATTTGTACCAGTTATGCCATCACCTGTGTTTATACCAGCAGTCGTGTCAACTTTAATTGTACTAACACCAGCTAGTGCTGTTGCCATTACAGTTCTTGTACTAGTAGTAACACCTAAGTTAATAATTGGATCGTTAAGATTAACTGTAAATGAGTCAACTGTTGTAGTTGTACCATCAACTTGTAAGTCACCTTTAACAATAACTGTACCTTCATTACTTAAACCATCTGGATATGGGTCAATATACAGAAGATTACCATGACCTTCTTTAGTTGAAATTATGTTAGATGAAATACCAACACCACCAATTCTTGCATCAAGTGCATTAAATGTTCCACCTGTTTGATGCATATCACCTTGGAAGGTTGATACACCCGTAACCTTTAAGTTACGAATAGTCATTTCATCAACAAATAGATCATCTTTAATATGAAGATCACCACCTACAAATAGATCACTTATAAAAGTACCAATACCTGTAAATGTTGAAACACCAGTAACACCTAAATTGCCACCTATATTAACACTCTTCTCTACACCGACTCCACCTTCGACTACAAGGGCACCATTGTCCTTTGTAGATGAATCGGTAACATCTGCCATAATGATTGATACACCGTTGGCATATGTCCAATCAGCACCAGTTACCTGTACTCTATCAGTTCCGTTCTCATCATACTCTATTTTTGCGTCTTTACTATCACCAAAGGTTAGAAATATATCATCTCCAATTACTACTTCACCAGCTCCATTAGGTGTAAAGAAAATATCTCCGTCTGTGTTTGTTGATGAAAGTACATTTGCATCTAATCTTAAATTATCTACATTCCATTGATCTACTTTACGAGTTTGATCAAGTATTGCAACAAATCCATTCGCAGCAGTTGATGCGTTAGCAGCACTTGCAACTGAACCTGGTGTATTATTTAATAAATCTGTGAAATATCTACCACCAACTACCTGTGGATTCTCTCCATTATCTCCAACAAATAATCTATCACCACTATTACCTTGTGTGCCTCCTCCACTGAGGGTGACACCCATTTCACCAAATTTTAAAGACGATGGTGCCGACGTACCAGTTGATCTTTTTATTCTTATAAAACTCGCCATCTTTAGAAGCTACCTCCGTTTATATCCAGATTCTGTGTTGCACCTGGTGTGCATTCAAGTGTTCCAGTCCACTTTTGAGTGGTACTGTTATATACTAAAATCATTCCATTTTGTGGATTTTGAATTGATACATCACTTAATTCACCGATAGTTCCTGCACCACTTCCTGCTAATGAGGATGTAACCTTAATAGCATTCTGTTGTCCTACTCTAACTTTAATTTCAGCCATGTTAATTTATGTAGGGGGATAAACTATATCTCTTGGTATTTTAGTAATACCAATATTCACTAATACTGTACCCTCCAAAACTTTTGTTCTTTCAGAGGCAGAATCTGTAACGACAACATCATAAACGTATCTACCAGTTCTAAAAAAACCCGATTCGGCTAATTGACGACTTTTTATACCTGACATACCCAATCTAATTTTTCCAGCAGCTGCATTAATAATAGTTGCTTCAAAACCTTCACCCTTTTTAGCAGCAGGATGCTTTCTAATAGAGGATGCGATAGTAAAACCACTTAAATTAGTCGGTGAGTTAGTTTCAGCGTTCTCTAATGTGAAGATCTGAGAAAAGTCAGAATCGGTAGTTAAAGAAAGATTACTAGTATAAATTGCCATTTAGAAACAATATCACGATCTAAGATATATTTATATTTAATATAACCCGTCTATTTTGATGCTATCTGTTTAAGTAAATATTTGATTTCTTCGATATCACTTTTCATACGATCTATTTCTTCTTTTTGAGTCAATTTTAATTTTTTCGACTTCTTATACTGAGAAAATCCGTGACTATCAGTGCTTATGATAGCCCCAGATTTTTCATCTCGGTATAAATTTTTATGTCCTTCAACTGGTATCATGCGAGTGCAATTGCTCTAAAGTCTTTAAATTTAGGTGCTAGTGCTTCGTTTGTTCCACTACATACAATTTTAACCTTAAATCCAGTAAATTCATCTAAATCATCAACACTAAATTGATATTCGTTAAATTGATCTGCATTACTTCCTGTAACAAAAGCATCTGGTCTACCACTATTATTAGAAGCATCAATTATATTATCACCAAAACCATCTCCATCTGTATCAGTAAGATTATCAAAACCAGGAAATAGTTCATATGATAATTCAGTATCACTACCATCTTCTCTGAACAATTGATAAAGAACTCTAAAGTCGGCAGATGAATGACGATATGCAGCAACTAATACTTTCAATGATGTTGCAGGATTTTTAAGATCGACTCGATTACTTATATAAACTGCAGAATGAGGATCACCAGTTGTTGCATTAGATCTACCATCTTTCACATAATTGTCTATAGGTTTGTTAAGTCTTGATCTTTGATAGATAACCGTTGCATTTAATGTATCTAATACGGGAGAAAGGTTTGGATCTGTAGTCTCCAGTCTTACTCCTAGAGTAAATGAA